TGAATAACTACACTCTGTCTTGCGGCATCACTCGTGAAGAGGTCGATGAGAAGATGGCTGAGTTAGGTAAATAGGCTAAATACGAACTAAAAGCACTATGAAAAAACTAAGCGAAACACTAACAGAACTAGGGATTGCTTTTGGCTACCCCATCAAGATTAAAGACAACAACGGTAAACAGACCTACTATGAGAACTCCTCTGGCTACTGGTGGAAGGCTGAATACAATACCAAGGGCTATGAGACTTACTACGAAGACAGTAATGACTACTGGTCTAAGAGTGAATACGATGCCAATGGTAATAAGACTTACTACGAGACTAGTAATGACTACTGGTGTAGGTATGAGCGTGACGACAATGGCAAAGTGACTTACTACGAGGACAGCACTGGCTACAAACGAGGAATACCAAAGTCCTCTAAGACCTGCGAAGGTAAAGTTGTCGAGGTTGACGGAATTAAATACGAACTAAAAGCACTATGAAAAAACTAAGCGACACATACAAAAAACTGGGGATTGATTTTGCGTTCCCTATCGTAATTGAAGATGCCAACGGCAACCAGACCTACTATGAACTTAGCGATGGCTACTGGAGCAGATCTGAGAGGGATGCCATCGGCAACAGAACTTACTTTGAGGACAGCGAGGGCTTATGGCTAGGCACTCCACGTTCAGCTACCTGTGAGGGTAAAGTTGTTGAAGTGGACGGAATTAAATATAAACTAAAAGCACTATGAAAAAACTAAGCGAAACATATAAAGAACTAGGGATTGAATTAAGCTTTCCTATCGTAACTAAAGATGCCAACGGCAAAAAGACTTACTGCGAATACAGCGATGGATACCGGTATAGGTTTGAGTATGATGACAACGGCAACAGGACTTACTACGAGAACAGCGAGGGCTTTAAGCTAGGTACACCTAAGTCAGCTAAGACCTGCGAGGGCAAAGTCGTCGAGGTAGATGGAATTAAATATAAACTAACAGCACTATAATAATCAATAATAATACTATGAATACAGAACTACCATCAAGATCCGGGGACTCAATCCTCGACTTCATCGCGGAGTACAAGCTAAGATTCGTGTGGGTCAAAGCTATGCTACCGGAATCAAAGGAAAGCACCCTAGGGGAGGACACCCTTCTCATCCTATCAAGCGAAGACATCGAGCTGTATTCGGGTCGATACTTTGCTGATGAGTTCGACCGCAGCACTATTCTACGTGAGGGTGTTGAGTTCATTATGGATCAGGAGGAACTATGAGCGAAGCAACACACGCAATCAATGAATTCTCGGATCTGTACGAATCCGCAATGCGGAATCATAAGCTAATGGAGGAGGGTCGCCAGGCGGTGGCTCACTTCCGGAGGCTAGGTCTAATCAAGGATGCTCGTCGTACCAAGACAGGGCGCGCATCGTACCCAACATATGGAAAGAAAAGAAAATGAGTCACTTCTACAGCTGTAACGATATACTGAACCCTCAATTTGAGGCTGACATATTGACACCCGCACAAGCACGGAAGGTTAAGAAGGTCTACCCTTCTGTAACGACAGTGCTGGGCATAGTAAAGGACGCTTTCCTTGATAGCATCTACAAGCCCCGAATGATCACGCAACTGGCAAGGGAGTACCCACACCTAGTCTGGCAGGAGATCGAGCGTCTTACCTATGGCACACGGGAACACCCGGTTACTGGTGAGGAGATTCAGTCATCGGAGTTCGGAACGACCGTTCACAAGGTCATTGAGGACTTCATCAATCACGACTACCTAGAGATGGGAGAATCCCCACAGGATACACCTTGGAATGACTGGGCTATGCCGTTCGTTGAGTGGGTTCACGAGAGCGGGGTAAAGCCAGTGGCCTGTGAGCACATCATTGCAAGCAATCGTATTAAGATTGCAGGCAGTGTTGACTTCATCGGGTACGACAGTGACGAGAAGTTATTCTTGGCGGACTACAAGTGCCGAACCAATACGAAGGGCAAGGCTAAGTGCTATGATAAGGACTGCCAGCAGCTAGGCATTGAAGCCTATATGATGATGAAGGAGCACAAGCTGGACTACCTGCCGGAGTGCATCTCAGTGATCATTGATTGCGATACCAAGAAGCACTACCACAAGGTCTGGAGTGAGGATGAGCTTGACAAGGGCATCAAGGTAGCGAAGAAATGCGCGGAGCTGTACTGGATGCTCAGAATGTAATATGAAACCAATATCAGATATAGAAGAGCACCTGGAGTGCTGTGCGGATGAGGCCATCCGGTTCGACGGACTGGATGAGGCAATTATAGGAACTGACCACAACGGCTACCTGGTTTATGAGTACGAGCTAATGACTCGACTGTTCGTAGAGCAAGGGATGACTAAAGAGGAAGCAGTCGAATGGATTGACTACAATGTCATCGGCACAAATGGAGGCTCGTGCTTTACAGTAATATACCTATGACTGAGTACGAGATACGCACCAAGCGTGACGATATGCCAGAGGGCTACGTTGGCAAGGTGTACAAGTGGGCGCACGACGAGAAGGCGGCAACCCTGCTTTTATTGAAGAAGAGACCCGATCCCAGTGGTCGCTGCGTGTTCAAGCGTGGCGGCACTGGCCAGATATTATCAGTAACAGAAGTAAAACATAATCAGAAATAATAATGTACGAAAGAACAGCAGAATCAGTAAGCGGCTTTATGCGATGGGCGGAAGCCAGAATCGCCAAGGAAGTGGAGGACAATGAATGCCTTGAGAGGACAGCAGGCACTAGGGATTTTATCCCCGGCAGTAACTGCAACCGACCTACTCACCGACTCAGCCAGGAGGAGAAGACCGAGATCATTAATAAGATTGACACGATGCGTGGCACTGGTGTATCACTGAAAACATCGGTACAGCAGTGCGGTATCCATCAATCAACTTACTTCCTATGGAAGAGGACATTCAATCTTCCCGCTTATCAAGCACAAGCACTCACATAAACTCACACCCTGGAAGTAAACCGAGAGTTGACTTCGGGGGAACTAACAAAACGTCATCACTTATCAACAACTGAGAACACTATGAAAAAACTAAGCAAAACACTGACAGAACTAGGAATTGATTTCAGCTTTCCTATTGAGATTGAAGATGCCAACGGTAAACTGACTTACTATGAGGACAGTGATGACTTCTGGCAAAGGTGGGAGCGTGATGCCAAGGGTCGCCCAACTTACCACGAAGACAGCAATGGCTTCTGGAGCAGGTGGGATCGTGATGACAATGGTGATGTTGATTACTATGAGGACAGCACAGGTGTAAAGAAAGGAACGCCTAAATCAGCCAAACAATAACTATATGAAAGCATCTTGACCTGCTATGCCTCTGCACTCTATGACAAAATTCGGACATATGTGCCGTGAGTGTCGAAAGACTCCTATATCATAGAGTATATGCACAATTTAGCGAAAAAGTATAAGAATCTGATCAAATCTTATATTGGTGTTTAGATCGAGTTTGTAATTCCTCTGCGACGGCGGGGGTTAATAATGAGGATAAGGACTGCGTATCGCGGTCGACTCCCTCACACTATTTTATACCGAGCGGGAATATTCCCACGAAGAACCCTATCGGGATTCCTTCATCAATAACACATACATAACAAACACCTATGAAAAATACATTAAAACCACTGCCATCATTCTTGAGTGAGACACCAAGAACAGATGAGGTTCAACACAACGTAGCAGAACTAGCAATGCACTCTAGGAAGCTAGAGCGTGAGCTTGCTGATCTTAAAGCCATACATAAGACAGCAATTATTGACTGCCAGCAATACAATCCTAAGCGATGGAAAGAACTCTGCGACGTCGAGGAGCCTGCTGCTATATGGCTTAATGGCAAGCAGATGACTGATCTTATGAAAGACAAGGAGCGGCTCGACTGGCTCATTGATAACAACTGTGAGATCTATGAACCAGACACAGCCCTACTGTACTGTGATTGCGACAGAGAGTCCATTGATGAAATGATGGCACAAGCGACACGTTGAAGTTATACGTTTACATTTACTAAATACGTAAACATTTTTGAAACAAATACTACTACAGATTTGTCACAAAACATCCCTTGAACTTGTGACAATGTCCGTTAAATAGTTCCTTATCCGACGCGACCAATAAAGATATGACCGATAACATAAATGAACCATCACTCACTGACATCATCCTCGATTTAAAGGAGGATTTCATCTACCTACGCAATGAGAACCTCCGGCTACAGGAGGAGAACAATCAACTCAAGCAAGCAATCGCTGCCCTCAACGGCCAGCCTACTAATTCACTATGACATACCTATCACAGAATCAAATAAAGGAGTTCCGGGATGGCAATAAGCCAATCTCCTGTCCTATCCTAGACATCAAGACTAATGACTGGGTGCTGGATCACGACCACCAGACTGGAATGGTACGAGGTGTAATCTCACGCCAGGCTAACAGTCTACTTGGTAAGGTTGAGAACTTTTATCTCAAGATGTGCAAGGGTGAGAAGGAAGATTTGCCAAATACTTTGGAGGCAATGGCTGCCTACCTGGAGCAAGAGACACTGGATGTCCTTCATCCTGTAGGACTTACACAACTTACAAGAAAGTTTGGAAATAGCTTGACAGCCGCCGAACAAGTAACAGAGTTAAAAGACCTAGGAGCAAGTGATGATGATCTTGCTTCTTGTAAAAATCAAAAGCAGCGCAAAGAGCTGTTCCGTAAACTAACCAAGAATAAATATGAGTAAAACAGAAACCAAGAAAGATAAGATGAACATACACCAAAAACTACAAGGTATCCAAACGGAGCTTAAAGCACCGAAAGGACAGACCAACAAATTCGGAGGGTATCGCTACCGCTCCTGTGAGGATATCCTCACCGCACTAAAGCCCTTACTAGCCCAGTATACTTGCACACTAGCCATCAGCGATGATATCGTCGAGGTAGGCGGTCGAGTATATGTAAAGGCTACAGCTACCCTAGCATCTACATTGTGTGAAGATGATTATACTATCAACGTAAGTGGATTCGCCCGTGAGGCTGAAAATAAGAAAGGAATGGACGATGCCCAGATTACCGGCAGTGCTTCATCCTATGCCAGAAAATATGCACTCAATGGACTCTTTGCTATTGACGACACCAAGGATCCCGATGCTACTAATGACCACGGAAAAT